CAGGAACTTCACGAAAAAATTCGTAATGACGATGACTATGATGACTGGACCTATGGAACAGAACCAAACTATGGTTCTTCCTGGAAGTAAGTATAAATAAATAAAAAACTTTCGTTCGATGGCAATTCAAAGGATATCCAGATCATTCAAAGATATCAGTTTATCCTTTGAACCACATCCAGTAACAAAAGATCTGCCGATACTAAAGAATGAAAATGCAATTCGCAGGTCGGTAAGAAATATTGTAGAAACTATTCCAACAGAAAGATTCTTCAATTCATTATTAGGGTCTGATATTACAAGAAGTTTATTTGAATTTGTTGATTTTGGTACTGCATCAGTAATACAAAGTCAAATTGAAATCTCAATTAATAACTTTGAACCAAGAGTTAATAATGTAGAAGTTCAAGTGGATCCTATCCCAGATGATAATACCTTTAATGTAACAATTATTTTCGATATTATAGGTCAAGAATTTCCAACTCAAGAATATTCATTCATATTAGAGGCAACAAGATAAAATGCCTTTTACTAAATTTACAAATCTAGATTTCGATCAGATAAAGACTTCCATCAAAGATTATCTCCGTGCTAACTCTACGTTCACGGATTTTGACTTTGAGGGGTCTAATTTTTCGGTATTAATAGACACTCTGGCATATAATACCTATATTACCGCATTCAACTCGAATATGGTTGTGAATGAATCCTTTCTGGATTCTGCAACTCTTCGTGAAAATGTGGTTTCATTGGCGAGGAATATTGGTTATGTACCTCGCTCCAGAACGGCAGCAAAGGCAATAGTATCCTTTAATGTGTCCACAACCGCAGATACCCCAACACTCACTCTACAGGCAGGTCTATCGTGTGTAGGATCCGTTGATAATACCTCATATACATTTTCAATTCCTGATGATATCTCGGCAAATGTTGTCAGTGGAATTGCATCCTTTAACAATATTGAAATTTATCAAGGGACATTCCTAACAAAACAATTTGTGGTGGATGGATCACTGGACCAAAGATTTATACTAAACAACTCATTTATAGACACTTCCACCATCTCAGTTTATGTGAAAGGAATTAATGATAGTGGTCTTGGAGTAGAATATTCTTCTGTTGATAACATTCTCGAAGTAAATTCGTCTTCAAGAATCTATCTATTACAAGAAGTTCAGGATGAAAAATATGAATTACTTTTTGGTGATGGTCTTATTGGGCAAAAATTAGAAAATAATGCGGTAATCACTGTAAATTATATTGTTACCGATGGTGAAGATGGTAATGGTGCTTCTTCATTTTCTTTTGCGGGAAGCATTAGAAATGCAAGTAATGCGACAATTGATATAGGTTCGGTCTCGGTCACAACAAATCAGTCATCTCAAAATGGATCTGAAATAGAATCAATAGATTCTGTCAAATATTTTGCTCCAAGAATCTATTCCTCACAATATAGAGCAGTGACATCGCGTGATTATGAGGCAATTATAAAAAAAATATATCCAGACACAGAATCTGTTACGGTTATTGGAGGTGAAGAATTAGATCCACCGGAATTTGGATCAGTATCAATAAGCATTAAACCAAAAAATGGAACTTTTGTTTCTGATTTCAATAAACAACAAATTAAAAATAAATTAAAGCAATATAGTATCAGCGGAATTAATCAAGAAATAATTGACCTTAAAGTATTATACGTAGAAATTGATTCATCAATTTATTATAATTATTCTCAAGTATCGGCAGTAGAATCACTAAAAACAAAAGTTATAAATTCACTGACAGAATATTCAAATTCCGTAGATCTTAATTCATTTGGCGGAAGATTTAAGTATAGTAAAGTTCTTCAAATAATTGATAATACTGATACTTCTATAACTTCTAATATTACCAAGGTTAAAATTAGAAGAGATCTGGTAGCACTCATAAATCAGTCTGCTCAATACGAACTATGCTTTGGAAATAAGTTTCATATAAACTCTGATGGTTTTAATATTAAAAGTACGGGATTTAAAATTTCTATAGATCCAGATACCTTATACTTAACAGATGTGCCTAATGTAGATGGAAAAACTGGAATAATATCAATAGTAAAACCTTTAAGTGACGGAACTACAAGAATAGTTGTAAAATCTGCCGGAACAGTTGATTACGTAAAGGGTGAAATTAAACTAGGGACCATAAACATTATTTCAACATCCAAAGAAAATGACATTATCGAAATACAGGCATTCCCAGAATCTAATGATGTTGTTGGTCTGAGAGATCTTTATTTGAATTTTAGTATTGAAAAAAGCACAATAAATATGGTAAGAGATGTAATTGCTTCTGGTGATGAAATATCCGGTACAGTATTTGCCAGAGACTACTATACTTCAAGTTATTCAAACGGGAACTTAATAAGAGCGTAATATGATACAAACTGGGTTCGAATCTAGAGTTAAGGTTCAGCAAGTTATTGAAAATCAACTTCCAAATTTTATTTTGGATGAGAGTCCAAATGCAGCAGAATTTTTAAAGCAATATTATATCTCTCAAGAATATCAAGGCGGCGTAATTGATATTGCAGAAAATTTAGATCAATATCTAAAGTTAGATAATTTAACTCCAGAAGTTATTGTAGGGTCTACTGAACTATCTACTAATATCTCATCTTCTTCTGGAATTGTTACGGTTACCTCGACTAAAGGATTTCCTCAAACTTATGGATTATTAAAAATTGATGATGAAATTATTACATATACCGGAATAACCACAAATACATTTACAGGATGTATTCGTGGATTCAGTGGTGTTACTAATTATCATTCAAATTCAAATCAAGAAGAGTTAGTATTCTCAGAATCAGTATCGGCACCACATAGTGGGGGATCTTCTGTAGAAAATTTAAGTTCTTTATTCTTAAAAGAGTTTTATAAAAAAATAAAATACACTTTTACTCCTGGTTTAGAAGAAGTTGATTTTGTATCAAATCTAAATGTTGGTAATTTTATAAAAGAGGCAAGATCCTTTTATCAGGCAAAAGGTACTGACGAATCATTCAGAATTTTATTCAATATTCTATATGGAGTAACTCCTATAGTAGTAAATTTAGAAGAGTTTTTAATTAAACCATCTTCAGCAGAATTTATAAGAAGAGAAGTTGTAATTGCAGAAAGAATTTCTGGAGATCCTTCTAAATTAGTGGGTCAAACTATTAAAAAATTTAATGATGAGAATACTAGTGCCTCGATTTCCGAAATAGAACCATTTACTAGAAATAATATACAATACTTTAAGATTTCACTTTTTGTTGGATATAATGATACTTCTGCTGTTCTTGGAAATTTTACAATTACTCCAAATACAAAAAGTTTAAAAAATGTCTCTGTAGGTTCATCTGTAATTTCAGTAGATTCTACAATTGGATTTCCGGAAAAAGGAACAATTATATCCGGAAGTAATACAATTACATACATCAGTAAAAGTATTAATCAGTTTTTTGGATGTACTGGAATTACATCTTCAATCTTATCATCTGCTGATATAAGATCCGATGAAATTTATTTTGGATATGAAAATGGAGATCTGAACAAAAAAGTTGAATTAAGACTTACTGGAGTACTATCTAAATTCGTTCAAGTATCAGATACTTTAAATTTGGATGAAGGACAAATAATCTCGGTTAAAAATATTGGAGATTTAATTCAAAATCCACAAAATAACAAAACATATAAAGAAGTTTTTGCAAATTCTTGGGTATACAATACAGGATCTAGATATGAAATAGAAAATATTAGCAATTTTACTTTAAAAAGTCCAATTGATAGGTCTAGTTTAAAAATTGGAGATGAAGTAGAAATTTTAGAAAGAGATACTAATAATGTAGTATCTTCATCTGGTGCATATGTTTCAAACATTATATTTTCACAAAATAGAGTTATTATAGATGATTCGGGGTTTTCTGCACAAAATGGGGTAAAATATGATTTAAGAAGAAAAGTTAATACTGCAAATAGCACAATAGTTCCAATACAATTTGGAAATAATGTTATTCTATCTGATATTCAAAATTTATATACCGATGATGGATATGCATATGTAGCTTCCAACTCATTACCGTCAGGTAGAGAAGGATATAATGGAAATTTTACATATAAAATAACGAAAAATATTAACTCATCAGTTGCAGTTGGCATATCTGATGAAATAGATGGCAACTACACAAGTATAGTATTTCAAAATCCCGTTTCATTTATTACTGGAGATAGAATTTACTATCAACCATCAGGAACGCCAATTGTTGGGTTAGATACTGGAGATTATTATGTACAAGTTATAGATCCTTCCAATAAAATAAGACTATACTCATCACTATCATTTGTTGGGACTAATAATTTCTTAACATTTTCGAATTCGGATTTTGTCAATCAAACTCATAGGTTTACATTATACTCCCAAAAATCCGGTATAATCGGCGCCCAAAAATTATTTAAAAAATTTCCATTATCTGAGAGTATTGACACTGGAAATGGAGAATTAACAATTCCTGGTTCGATTGGAATGTTAATTAATGGAGTAGAAATTAATAATTATAAATCCAATGATAAAGTATACTACGGACCTCTAGAGTCTATCAGTGTATTAAATGGTGGAATTGGATATGATGTTATTAATCCTCCACTAATATCGGTTTCTCCAGGATCCGGATCTACGGCACTAGTTCATCCGGTAGTTAGTGGATCAATTGAAAAAGTTTATATCGATTCTCAAGATTACGATATCAATACAATTGTATCTATTGGTGTAACTGGTGGTAATGGATCTGGTGGTGTATTAGAACCTATTCTAACAAAAAGAAAGAGAGATATTTTCTTTGACGGGAGATTATCAACAAATTCTGGAGGAATTAGTTCAACCACAAATCAATTAGTATTTTTAACGGACCACAATTTAAGTAATGGAGAATTGGTAGTTTATAATTCTAATGGAAATTCTCCAATTGGTATTGGAACCACAAATTTAACCTTGATTAATAACGTAACATATTATTCTAAAATTGACAATAACAGAACTATCAGACTTTATCAGTCTAATTCTGA